AAACAACACGACACCGAATAACAGCAACATAACGCCGAACATATCAACCAATTATATAAGGCTCTTTCATGGGAATATATTCCATGCCGTTGAGCTGGTATATAGGAAGGAAATTTCTAAACCAACCGTTGCCGGCATCATAAAAACCTTTAAAAACAAAATCACAAGGAGAAGCACTATTAATTATTTCAAGCTCTCTATATCCATATACGTTACTTTCTCCATTTTTCCTGATGAACTTCTTTAACCAGTTCAAGCCCTGAACGCCTTGTTCCTCTGTCAAGGGAATACCGTAACCGTCTCCGATACCTTCCAACCAATCGTAATTGATAACGTCTTTTTGCTGCTTGTTAGAACGGTTCTTCAATAACTGTAATTGCTGTTTGGTGATTACGCCGTTTTCCTTAATTTCCGAAAAGATACTTTCTAAAGTCTTCATAATGCTATAGTTTAAATTGTTAATGATTCAACCTTATAGCGTGTACACGTAAACCAATACAACACGATACCAGAAGCCTAACACAATAAGACTAAAACGTATTTGTATCAAGTATATAAATAAATGGAAGAATATTTGCAGGTGAGAAATTAAAGAAGTACTTTTGCCTCCGCTTGGGGGGGGTACTTCTTTAAGTATTCCCAACCTACGAGGGTCTTAACATTGCCGTGTTAAGGCTCTCTTTTTTATTCCAACACTTAATAACACGCCTGTAAGAACAAGACCTTATATCTATCTCTTTCTTACATTACAAAGATACGAATTATTTAGTAAACAGCAAAGAATATTGCAAAATATTTTCATAAAATATACATGCTATAAAACACATAATAAACACAACACAATATACTATATACCAAATATTTATAACACAAAACACAAACACAAGAATATGTAAATATATAATACCATAACAAACATAATAAACACTTTAAATACAATAGGAATAATTTATATTAACAATAAAACATATAGATAATATAAATATATGCAGGTTCTTGACGGAGTGTTTGACGAAATAGATTTAATCTATATTACAAGGTGTATATATAGACAACGTGAATAAGCATAGGACGCTAACGAAGTACAATGATTAATAGATATTATCTATATGATACATACGTGATATTAATTTTATTTATTGACGGTATTGGGTGTCTTTGGCTGCGCCGTGATAGCCTTTACTTTATGTCCAGGACTGGCGAGCAACAACAATGTAAATAAACGCAAACTTTATATTATATGTATAATACAAACCGCAAACCGTTATTATACAACAAAATACATTGCAAACACCCTGCAAAGAGCCACCCACCACCCCTTTATTTTTGTAAGGAAATCGGCGTAGTCACCTCGCCTAAAAATTTTTTATTTTCTCCATTTTCTACCAATTTGTAATGATATTTTACAACAAGTCAACCATTGTATTTTTACATTTTTGCACTATATGGATGATTATTGGGTAATTTTCTATGTTTTAACGCATATTAATTAGAAAATTTACTTGTTTTATAATCAGATAGTTGTATATTTGCATAATGAAGATAAAGAACATAGATATATGTATTTAGCCTTTACAGATAAAAGAAAAAAGGTTATTTTCATAAAATGCGCCTATAGGAGCATGCGTTATGTTCTTTTAAACACAAAATGAGCGACTTACAATGAATAGAAGGGAATTAAAGGATTATGTGCTCGGTCTGCTGTCGCAACATTGCGACGAATACGCCTCTACATTTAGGGATATATCTTTGGTTACAAGCAATCCGGAACGTACAGACAGATACGGCAGGCGTCTTGAAGGATTGTTCCGGGAGGGGTATGGTGTTGTAACGAAAGACATTGCCGATTACCGTGTTCCGTTGTATGTTTTTACGGGAAAGATATACGAGTACATGGACTACAATGTGCTCTATGATGCCGTAGACAGGTGGCTTGAGAAAATGGGTGTTGCCGCCCGTGATCGCACTAATAAGATTATGTATTCTTACATGAACCGGATAATCAATGTCATCAGAGACCATGAGCTGCAACCCGACCTTAGCATTATGTGCTTCACTAATTGCGTGGTTGACATGAATACTTTAAAGACTTACCCGCACTCTCCTAAGTTTGACTGCGTAAAGATGTATCCTTTCAAATATGACAGAAAGGAAATATTCAACTGTCCTACCTGGAGAAGCTTTCTTGGAGAGAGCTGGATACCTACGGAAGAGCTGGATGGCGTATTGCCGGAAAAGCACAAGCGCAGGATATTGCAGATGTTCCTCGGCGCTTGCCTTGTCAACAGGAAGAATATCAGCTTCGAGTATTTCCTTATATTGCAGGGTACGGGGGCAAATGGGAAAAGCGTTATTTACAGGGTTCTGAAAGACATGTTCGGGGAGGATGAAATACTCAACATCAAGATGAGCCAGTTTGCAAGAGGTGGGGATGAGCAGCTGCGTGCCGCCTACTCTATGTCAAGGAAAAGGCTTATGTACTGCACGGAAAGCAACCGGGGTGATTTCAAGGACATGAGCATCATCAAGGCAATATCCAGCGGAGAGCCGATTGCCTGCCGGGGAATAGGCGGGAATATCACAATGATGCAGAGACCTCCTATTATGCTGTGTAATTCCAACTACCGCTGGCAGCCGAAAGATTTCCTGAACCGTGACGACCCTGACGACGAGAGTATGCAGCGCCGCGCCCTGGTGCTGAACTTTGACAAGACAATACCGGTGGAAAAGAGAGACACCATGCTTGCAGAAAGAATGAAAGCGGAACATGCCGGTATAATGGCTTGGATTGTGAAAGGGCTGTGCGAACTTAAAAAGAACAATTGGCGGATGCCTGAGAACTTGGGCGGGAAGATTGATTTGAAACTGGAACGGATACGGTCGAGTGTTACGGGAAAGGATGGGAAACTCGTGGACGGGAGCATTTCGGAATATTTCAAATACAAAGAGTGCCAGCCGGAAGAATTTGAAGGGAGCGGTTCCATAGAGCTGACATCCTCGGATATATACAAGAACTATGAACGGTTTTGTAAAAAGAACGGGGTCATCCCGGTTTCGCAAAGGAAGTTGGGCATTGACATGCTTTCACTCGGATACGCACGGGAAAAACGTGCAGATAAGGGATACAGCAATGTCTATACGCTGTGGTGTGGCAACGAGGATATTGTGAACAACTTTATGAGACACGTGCCCAATATTGCGGAAGAGGCGAAGACCAATCTGTTTGAAGGTTGGGAATATTCGGACGAAGATTTCTTGAATGAAGATTAAAAGATTTAATTAATTAAATATTATAAACTATGGATTTCGGAAAGACACAAATCGGAAACATGACCTTTGTCAAGTACAAGAAGGGAGATTTGCCTTTTATTAAGGTATCAACAGTAAGCGGAGATTTCTCTATTGAATATGGGGCAGGAAGTGTGATGTTCATGCTGCTCGACAATGCCCCAATAGAAGATAAGGTAGACAATCTGCCGATGCTTATAATACGCAATACGCAGTATGTGGCAAACTGCATTGACGCGGAGTTACAGGTGGATGTATTAAAGGCAATAGGGAGCGCCCTTGACCGTGCGGATGCCAATCCCATATCCGACGAGGAGGACGCCCAAATTATTGAGGAGGAAAGGAAGATGTATGAGATGAAAAAGGAAATGGAGGATAATCATGAATGAGCCAATACTAATAACTCTTAAAAATGGGGGAAATTTGAAAGCGATAGAAGATGCGTTATGTGACAAGAACGGATACAATGTTAGATATTTAGGAGAAAACGGAAAATATTACTATCCCTCCGATATAGCTTCAGTACTACCGTTAGATAAAGGTAAGCAGATAAATGAAAGAGACTTTTGCTATCAGATAAGAAAAGACAAAGAGGAGCTGGAAAGGAAAATAGAATCAATGCTTTTGTCCTTCTCATATCAGTATGGCGGAATTCATATAGATTCTTCCATCAAGGAGTATGAAACAACCGATGCGGAGACAGGTAAAAAATCCCCGATGTTTGCAGTTTCTTTGGGAATAAGAATTTAGCTATGGGAAATGAGTTCGGGAAGAACATATTTTATCGCAAAATGCGGCAGTAAATACTTACACGAATTGGTCTAACAGAAATACACTTCTTAAGCCGGGTATCACTTCCCGGCTTTCTTTTTAGCAGCAAGGTATAAGGAACAATTATTGCATGAAAGTGGCAGATAGAAATGCACAGTGGTGTCCTCTTCCTTTATTTCGTCCTTTTTGATTTGCGTAATGTCTGCTATCATTTTAGTAAGGTCTATCCACTCCTTGCATCCCTCTTTCCCGTCATATTTCTTACGGGCAGCGATAAGTTTACGAAGTTGATTTTCTTTTGATAGCTCGGAAGCAATATCTTCCTCACTAATACCATCTACCAATATATCATCCTCTTTCTCGCTCTCTTTTTGCCTGCGTTTAATCTTTCTGCTTGCAGAGGCCAAATAGTCCATGAAGTCTTTATCGGCGGACAAAAGGGTATTCATGTTCTTCTTGTTTATCTCCAGGTTATATACCGGATTGTAAAGACCGGAAATAAGATAGGCGTCCTTGTCTTTCCATCCTAACGCTAAAAGGTCGGCAAAAGCCTTCTCTTTTATACTGATTCCCGCTTTTCTGCATTCAGAACCCAATCCTTTGCTGAATGTTATTTTTTCTTCCTTCCCTCTCAACATATTATTATGATTTTTAATTATACAAACACAAAATAGCAGCAGCATCTTATATGCCACTGGTTCTGATAGTCGGATATGGGATGATAGCCAACCATGCTGTCGCAATAAGAGCATGGGTAACTGCTCCCACGGTACGAATAAAAGCCCGTATATCCTTTATCCTTATGTTCAAGCCCCCAAAACAACATCCATGCAGAACCTACGGCGAAGCGGGTAAGGGTATTTAACGAGTTGTAAGCGGAATTAGACTTCCCTACCCCATAACTCACACCATCTGTTTTAATACGTGTGGCAGCAGCCCCGCCATTATAGACCGCCCGCTTAAAATAAGGATTGGTATAAGGTGAATTAAGATAAGACTTTACACTACCCTTTATTTTATCTTTCCCGATTCCGGCTATCAGACCGGCTGCAATGGCAGCTTCCACTTCATACAGAAATCGGTTGCAATAAATGCTGATACGCTCTGATAATGTCTTCCCGTGGTCTTCCCTGTTTATAAAATCTACAATTGCATCTCTTTCCTCCTTTCTGTCATATACAGAAAGAGTTTCCGTGTAATCGTAAATCAACTCACGCAACTTACGGAGTACTTTGCTTACGTCCCGCTTTAAATTCTCATTTGCAGAGAACCGGAACATTGCAGGCTGAATATCATACTTGAATGATATATCTATAATCTCT